TTTTTATTCTTTTAGCACCAGCAACAGTAAATGATAATTGATTAAAATCAGTATCATTTAGTTCCGATCTTGCATAAAACCCATCAAATTGATAATTTAAATCTGTAACATTATTTAAGATATAAAAATTTTCAATTGGACTAAAAGACGATGAAGATACTGATGAATTGAATAATACTGGTATATTTTTTAATTTTACTTCAGTTTTGAAGTCAGTAGATATTGTGGTTTTAGTTGGATCGTATACTAAAAAATCCAAATCGCATCTATTAAGTATTTCAAATACATTACTCTCTGTAGATGCATTTACTAGATAAATTTTATAATTGTAATGCAGAGCATCTAAAATAAAATTGAAGTAAAAATCTATTTTTCTCAAATTACTTCTATATGAAGTTGAAGATGTACTATTCAGTTCTTTTAAGAATATGTCTGAATCAGTAATACTTGAGTCTATTTGAGTAAAATCACCGCTGTTTATAAGTTTTGTAAAATCATAAACAGACTCTAAAGTTTTATGCTTTTCTGTTATTCCAAGAACACTAAAAAATAGAGAATCGTAGATGAGGAAACCCCCATCTACGATCTTTTTACCCTCTATTTCCTTTATGGAATAGTTTAAAGCCATTAAGCTTGTGATAGAACGAATCTAAATGTTACTGATTCAATTGTGTAATATGGGATGAATGTAATGTCAATTACCAATTGTTTAGCACTAATAACGGTTTCTGTATTATTAGTTTCGTTGCAAGTAACAGTATAGGTTGAAATACCACCCTTATTTTTTACTCTTTCAAGGAAGCTTGTAACAGCGTTTGATAGAGCAGTTCTTGTGCTATTGTTATTTACTTCAAACAAAACACCTTGTAGAAGAGGTTTTATTCCTCTCTTAATATGAAGAATAAGTCTAGCAATACCAATATGCATTCTATCTGTATCTACCTTTTCAAGTGTAGAATCACCCATTACGTAGACCCTATCAGGATATCCGTAAATTCCGCTAAGACTATTGATACCAAATAGATCATTTAGACTATCGATATTTGTTTCACTAAATTTTGGTTCGTAATTAGTAAATCTTTGTAGTTCTCCCTTGCGAATACCTGAAGGAGGATTCCAAGGACCAAAACCAACATCTACAGAAGCCATTAAACCAGCAACATCTGAAGTTAATAGTAAATTAACAGTTCCTGTTGTTCCGTAGAATCTATCTACTGTTTTTCTTCCAATTATGCTGAAGAAGTTTTCATCGTTTCCTGTGTTACCTGTTATTCCAGTAATTCCGTAGATAGAATATGGTGCAAGAGTTGCGGTTGGATATGTTGCAGAAACTCCGTTGTGGTACTCAGCTGAAGAACCAAGAATACCAACACAGTCTTGGCGCAAATTGACTAAAGTGATTACATCTTGGAATTTAGTATTATCTTCGCAGAAAACGCTATCAATTGCTAGATTTGTGTTGTTAAGCGCAGTGGCTCCAGTTGCGGCCACCAAAATACCACCGTATAAAAGATAATTTATTGCCGAATGCAATTCTCTATCCTGAGTGTTTCCACCACTGAAACCAGGTCCGATGGGGAATCCGGAACAAACTCCGCTTAGGACATCAATATCAAATACAGAAACTAATTCGTCTTTTGTATTAAATACTTTATAACCAAGCTGAGTAGTGTCCTGCTGGGTCATTTTGTGGTATAAAGAATATCCACAAATGAATGCGGCCAAGTGAGTTGATGCTTCTGCTTCGCTTCCTTGAATGATTGGGGTTGAGTTTTCGAAAATGTTAATTGATGGCATATTTGTTATTCCTCAGTAAACCAAAGAGAATTACCTTCCTTGAATGTTTTTTCTATATCAAACTCAGTTGGACCCATAAAAAAAGTGGTATTCTCTTCCTCCTCTTTCTCTGTGGTATTTATAATTTTTTTCCTTTGTAAGTCTATAATCTCTTCAAAGTAACCTTGTCGTGTCAGCCATCCAAACAAAACCAAACACATAACCAAATCGTCCGTATATCCATCATCCGCACAAAATGTTTGATGCTTGGAAATAAATGTCATCAATTCTTGAATGATGTCATAATCTCTAACAAGCAGTTTATCTTGCTCAATTAGAGTTTTTAAAACAGCACAACCCAGTTTTTTGACTGCTGCGCTGGTTCTAACACCTCTTTGTTTAGTCCCACGCCCGAAGCCTAGAGAAACTTTCTGACCAGCCCTACCCATCATTGTGGTTTGGATAATGTTTTCGTATTCAAATTCTTCGTGCATTACATCTGCAATCTGGCCACCGATATCATTTACTTCAATTAGCAAGTGAGCATTGTTGTATTTCGTTGCTAGCGCGTATAGCTCAGGAGGAACATCAAATGGCGAAATGGTATTGTTTCTATATCTTGCCACTACTCTGTGCGGTTTTTGGGTAGAATCTATAACAACCATAGCTGTGTAGTCTTTGCCTTGACCTCTTGCTGTATCAACCATTATGAAGTAAACATGTTCATTTATTGGTTCGTCGTAGATGTAAAGACCGCTTGGTTCTCTAACTAAAGGTCTATCAAATTGTAGTAAATTTAGTTTGCTGGCACTGATAAGTGTATTTGAAGAACCAAGGAATGAGCATTCGAACTCCTGCTCAAACTGCTGTTCGCTGGTCTGAGCAATCATCTGCTGCTTCCACTCTTCGTCGCGTAGAGGCCCACCAGCGTACTTAGGGACCTGTCTCCACGATACTTCTATGGGGACATACTCGTTCTTTCCTTCGTCCCCAGGCTTCCTTGTAGCCCCCTTCCAGAAGCTGTAGAACATGTTCAGACCGTTAGGGGTAGATACCATGAAGACCTTGGTGGTCTGACCTGATGTGATGGTTGGGTAAACTGAGCTAAAGAATTCTTCTGCTACATTCTGGGGGACATGGGCGAACTCGTCCAAGAAGATTAGGTTGAACGAACCACCACGAACAGCAGATGATGAAGTAGCAGAGGCCATGACCTTGGAGCCATTCTCCAAGTGAATGGAAGTCTTGTTCCATTCGATGATGCCCTGCTGAAGCCACTTGGGAAGATACTCGTAGGCTAGGCGAAGTCTGCCAAGAATTTCTCTGGCAGTATTCATCTTATTTGCCAGAATACCTACGCTCATGCTCTGGTTGAAGAGAATGTAGTGCAGAATAAATGCTACAATCGTGGTGCTCTTACCAGACTGACGAGGCAGTTTGGCAATCATATAACGATTGTTATGCATCTTATTTACCATATCTTCTTGATAATCGTATAGTTCAAATGGAACTAGACCCTTATCAAGAGATACGACTTTGACATATTTCTTGATGAAGTAGATCGGATCCTGAGAGCAACGAACATACTCCCGAATCTGTTCTTCGGTGAAGTCAATCTTTACTCCCGCTTCTTTTAGGTTTGGATTACCTAAGTAACCTTTAAATTTCCTCGACATTCTTCACTTCCGCATCAATTATATCTAGAGCCTTTTTCTTGCTCCGTTCAGGATTGATTAGATCCTGAAGATCACTTGTAGAACCAATAAAGAACGAATTGTTCGTTGTTGACTTTATTGTAGTCTTGTTTGCTTCGTTCTTGATCTTCTCAAGATCTATGAGATCCTTGTTAATCTCTGACATGGTTTTCAGCATTTGAGTTACAACTTCATATGCTCTGGGAGAATCGCCTTCAGAAGCAACCTTCATAATACCATCAAGAGCAACCTTGGATTTCTCAATGATGTCGTACATATTACGCTTGGCGTAATCGAAATCCTTATCAGGAGAAACTTGCTCTATTGCAGTTGGTCCTTTACTTGGTTGTTCAATATTAAAAAAATTATCTAGATTTTCCATAAAACAATTTCACTATTACTGACAAACTTCTATAGAATTTATATTTGCTTTGAAGGTAGTACTAACGCTTCCGTTAGAAATCTTAAAGTAATATTTTGGTTTTTCATAATCAATTAAATTTAGTCCCCCAATACAAGGAACTGTATCTAAAGGATTTGCTCCGACATAAACAGTAAGTTCTTGTAATATTATATCTACATCATTCTGGGTTAGTGATAAAGTATTTGCAGTTTTTCTAATTTGAGAAACAATTTTATTATTTGCTAAATCTAATAATTGTATTGATGTTTGCAATTCATTAACATTATTTTCTTCCCATGTAAAATTAGAAATAAAATCAGTAGAATTGGAAGAAAGATAATAAAATTGATTAGAATAACTAGTATTCATAACAATACTTGATCCCTGAGCATTTAATAATGCAGCATAAGTCACAGGATCTGGATCTGGATCTTGAGTAAAAATAAATGATCGTGTGGAAGAACCTGTTTTTATTTCACCAAAAAGATAACTAAAAACTTGAAATGATATTGTTCCTGTTATTGTTCTTTTTGTATTGAAAGATCCTTCATGATCATCACTTATTCTAATATCTCTTAAAGAAACAGATACATTAATATTTTTAAATATCTCATTAAAATTTAATCTCATATTAAATTCTGGATTAAAATAGGAGACTATTTGTTCAATTATTTGATATCCTTCATCAAGATTTCTTACATAAAAATACAAATTCATGTTTAATAAAATAGGAGTTTCTGAAAATGTTTTGTATGTTGTGGCTTCATCTAAAGTCTCACCTTCAACAATAGCACTTGAAACTCTTAATTTATTTCTTTTTCTAGTATTATCATAACCCATAGCAGAAATATCAAAACTCATGTATGGTAGATTTATTTGTGTTTTGATATTATCAGTAATTGAAGAATTTTGTTCTAATCTTCTTAAAAATTTTTCTTTCGATGAAAAAGTAATAGGTACTTTTATTTTATCTTCTATATCTGTTGTTTCGTTTTTTCTTATTACATAGATTTCATCAAACAATGACCCAAAAGCAACAACTAATTTTCTAATTGATTGATTATTAAATGTATTAAACATCAGTAGTTACCTTCTGAGAATGGATCTTTTTCGCTAAAATTAATTATAGGTTCACTATATTTGCTACCAGATCCAGTAAATCCTCTTTGATAATCTAATGGAGGGGTTTCTCCTTCTATATCATCAAGAACTATATTTACTGGACCATAGCTATTAGAAGTATCTGTACCATGTATAGTAAATGTAATTCCGCTTGTCGTGCTTCTTATTGTTCTTGGAAGAGTAAATGTTATTCCATCCAAAGATTGCATTTCTGATGTCATAGTAGAACCAGAAATATCAAAATCCAATACTCTAAAGTAAGCAGTCGATCCAGTTATAACACCAGTCATTTCAAACTTATCACCACGAAGTATTTTATTGTAAGAAGCAGTAAGACCAGAATCTGATGTTGTAGTCTTAAACATGTAAATTTTCTGCTTGAAATCATTTATAGCATCTACTGCTTCTGTACCAGTATCAAAATTTTCCATAGAATATGCAAATGTTTCGCAGCTTAAAGTAAACACATAATTTTTATCTAATTGATAAAATGGAAGTTCGTGTTCGACAAAAGTGATTTCGAACATTGTTTTAGACAAAGGAAAATATAAAATATCACCTTCTCTGGGTCTAATTATGTCAGAAGATTTTTCTGTAATTTCTTTTGTAAATCTTTTTTTACTGACAACTAAATTTAAAGTATCTTTTATTTCTAGACCAAATTTTCCTACAACATCCCCACCACCAAAACCAGAAACTGAAGCAACATACATTTCAATTTGATATGCTTTGGAAAATTTATTTAATGGATCTTCCCCAAATAATCTATCCAATTGAACATATTCTCTTGGAATATAGTAAATATTTTTACCCATCATACGAATAATTTCTATGATGTTTGTTTCTACAACATCTTGTTCTGTTGATTGAAATTTAAAATAAGGATTTAGAGCCATTTTATCCTGTCATCATATCAGGAGGTAGTTCGTAAGAAGAAATTATTTGTTCTTCTAATAATGCTATTTCTTGTATTGCTTCTCCAAGAATATTACCTCCACGAAGCTGCACTCCTCCGGGTAAAGCAACACCATCAAATTTTGATAAGTTTTGTCCCCATTGTCTTTTTATTAGAGCAGTAAAATATTTTTTTAACATTCTATCATTGTATATTTCTGGATACTTATCTGGATCTAAATTAACATATGCTTCTATAGCTAGATAAGTTCCTGCTTTGAGAGCAGTCCAGTCAGTTTCAATGTATATTTTATTTGTTACTTTATTGAACCGAATTGTTCTTTCTGGATCGAACATCATTTCAATAAGTCTAATATATCTTTTTGTCAAATCATAATTTGCTATTGGTGTAGAATTAATAAATCCTAAATTGGTATTAATACCATAAACATCGTTTAAAGCTAATTGATATCTAATATCAAATAATTCATTTGCGTTAAGAGAACCAAATGGAAATATTCTTAATACCGAAAGAATATCATATCCAGTAGGCGATTCCGCAGAGGATCCTACAATAGGACCTAAATTATTTGTATTTAGATACTTGTTTGCTATATCTTGTTCAGTAAGAACATATGAAAAATATGCTCTTTCAACACC